TCAAATTCGTCTTTCAAAGCATTCCAGCCAGGATGCGTTCTTAGCATCGCCAACAAATCCGCACGGGATTCGGGACGTCCTGCCATTACATTTCTCCTTGTTCTACCATTCCTTGTTCAGGAGCGCCAGCCATTGGTCCCCCCTGCCCTTCAGGTGGGGGCCCCTCAGCCATCTGTTGTTGTTGCATCTGTTGCTGTTGCATCTGTTGCTGCTCCTGCATACGGGCAGTATCCTCCTGCTTCATGGCCTGCTCCTCCTGCTGCATCTGCTGTGCTTCACCCTGATCCATCTGTTCACGCAACAAAATGCTGAAGCGCTCAAGGTTCGTAGGATGCAAGACATTTCCGTCCTTAATGAGCTCAAGTCTCTCTGCACGTTCCATTTCACGTTGATCATCAGATACTTTCTGCTTCTCATCGAGTATGGCTTTTGTCTGGTCAACCTGGATCTGTGACTGGGTGGAAGCCTGTGCCTGCGCCTGTATCTGCTGCTGGGCCATCTGTGCCTGCTGCTGTACCTGCTTCTCCTGTTGCTCCTGCATAGACTGCGTCTGCTGCTGCATTTCCTGGGCAACCTCTTCCTCGGTCTTCATGACCTCTTCTGGATCTAAGTTAAAGGCACGGAGCAGCGGTCTCGAAAACGCCTCGTATTTAATATATTGTTGCAGTTGCGGAAGAGAACCAATCGTTTGAAGAAAGTTTATTAACTGTGTGTTGTGAACTTCCTTGGCAATATACTGCTCATAGCCAGTACTTATAGTTTCATAGTCTCCCTTAATCTGCATATCCTGAGAATCAACCATTAGCCACCGGTAAATGGCCTGTATGTTGTTCGTTATCATTTTACTCACAGAACGGACAACGTCTGCTGTCTGCCTGTTGGCATTACTGTTCAGGATCGACATGCCTGTTGCCGTCTTCGTCTGGGCCGGACTCTGGTCACCATACCCGATGGAAGTCTGCCCACTGTCCAAGTCTGCTTCACGTTCAAGCTGTTGGATCAGTTGGAGCAGCCCGTTTGTAACATCTGGTATCTGTATCGGCATAAATGCGTCACGGACACTTGCACCAGGTTTTACACGGAACTGCTTGCCAGGATATATCTGCTCTGTGTCTGTGCCTGGTTCAAAACTGTTTGGATCTATCACTGTCATTGGGGCCGCTGAAAGTGACTTGCCCTCAATCATCATGGCATAACTGAAGTTCAGTATTGCCTGTACGTCACGGATGGCATAATAAATCCCGTCTGCCCAAATACTCTCTGGATTCTTCTGCCAGTAACAGAAATGAAATGGTATCGTGTCGTCAAATGGATTCTCCTGTATCTTGATTACCCTGTCACCTATAACTGTGACTACAACCGGCATGGCCTGAGGCATATCCTGTGCCTCCATAGGTAGATGACCGGCTAAATCATTTCCGTCCAGACGACCCCAAAACTCAAGAACCTCTATGTTTTTGATCTGCCTCGCAGACGTTTCATCAAACTTTTTGGGGTGCTGACTTTCATCATAGCCATGAACCCGTCCTTCGTCACCGCTGATAATTTCTTCGACCACCGCCATGCGATACCCTTCTCCAGTGCTAACCAAAGAACGTAATTGAATCGGACTAACAAAACTGCGTTGAATAACGTAGTCTGCATCTTCCGAACTGCTCGCCTCAGGTGAAGGAAAAACATTCCATATCGAAATATACTTAACCGCAGGAATAACCAATCATTAACACGATTTGTCAATTTCGACCATGTCTTCTGGAGTTCGGACCGAAGTATAGACGGGAAAGTTTTTCCTCGTAAGATTAATACCCTTAGTGCAACCTGTGCCATACAGACACATCTCGTGAATTGCGTGTGTAATTTCTTCATTGTAAGATGTTTTTTTCAGTATATCCCTGATCTTGTCTTCCATATTTTTAGCCCGTGCCAGAAGTGCATCCTGTAGGATGTCCGGCCTGTCCGGCTGTACCTCAATATCTGGAGGAAAAAATCTTGGTCTCTTGGACGGAGTCACTGTGAATGGCACTTCACCATCCTCAAATAACAGGGTCCCTATTTTGATCTTGGCACTGTTAACCTTGCGCCGTGTCTGGTTGACAAAAATACCTCTCTCGTTTGCCAACTCGTTGGCCTTGTTAATATGAGACGGATACTTGGCCCGGTATGCATCATAAGCCTCCTGCCAATGCTGCTCGTGATCTCTGCGGTAATCCCTTGCCTCAGCAAACTTCTCTTGTATTATCCTGGCAAATGTATCGAGCTCTGCCTTTATTACCTTCTTCTCCTCTACAACAGGCCCCGCTGGCGTGTCATAGGTTTTCTGTTCTTCCTCAACTATTTCTGCCATATACTCCTAACAAAGTTTAAAATCTGAAGTAAATAATATGTCGATATCATTGTCCGGGGTAAATAATATGTCAGGCTCACCTTCTGCCTTTCTAAGTTCAAGCTGCTTTGTTACCCTCTCTGCAATCTCTTCAAGGCAAACAGAAAAGGCTGAAGCCATAAGAGTTCCTGCATCATCACCGTAATGGGTCCTGAGACATCCAATAAAATCACTTATTATAGAATCCATCTCATTGCGGAAGGACTCCTCCTTGCGGAGGGACTCCTTATCCTCAAAATTAACTTCTACTACATCTCCCATAACTCAAATATCATTGTAAATAGCCGATTCTGGTTGATACTTGTATAACCGCTGCTGGGCTGTATAATTCTCGCCCCACGTCTCTGCTACTAACCCGTCGGCAATTGTCGGGTTCAGTTGCGTTATCTTGCCTCCTGAATCAAGATATTCCTTTACCTTGAGATCAAGAACCTCCCTTGAAATCTTGGGAGACTTCTTGGCCAACATGGATGCACGGAAATCTTCCTCATTAAGTTTCTTAAATGCTACCCGCTTGTCTGTACCCCTTCGTTCAGCCTTCCTGGCCCGGTCATATATCCGTAAACAGTCGGGGGATCCACACAATCGTTTCCTGTTAAACTGGTAGAACTCGGCCTGGCAAACATAGCAATATATGATCCGGCCCTGCTTTTCCAACTCTTCCCTGAAAAGTATCTCTATTTCCCGCATCGGAATCTTCAGGAACTTTGATATCCTTTTCCAGCATTTGGGATCGGGAATCCTTTTTGCTTCAAATGCCACCGGGCTGTGCTGTCAGACACACTAACCCCTTCACACCATTCCTTTATCGTTATTCCCTTTTCCTTGGCTATATCCGCTAAAAAACTCATATCCTTGGTGGATTATAATTCTTTATAATCGGTTTTCCCCTCCATGGGGCCGTCATCTTGTCCCATACCGGTGTTGCAGGAAACATCTTGCATCCAAAAGTGGCAATGGCCAGGGCCATTACACAGTCATCATGGCTCCCATACTGTGCAGCCATCTTGCCGTTTGGCATATTGACAAATGTCTGGAGCTCATCCAAAACCTTGGGTGAGTGAAGCTTTATCTCTCGTTCCCTGATCAACTCCTTCAGGTAATCTATAATCAACGGCTTACTCTTTACCGTTGTGTGAAAACCCAGCTTCCGTGCCGTTCGGGACGACCTTTCGTCCAGTATCTTCTCACTATAAACATTGGGATACAAATGAACGTCACTGAGAAACTTCAGAGTAACCAACCCGTGGTTATTCCTCTCCACGAAAAGCTGGGCGTTGTTGTACCACCGGCCAAGGCTCGTTAACTGCCATGCCAGCAAATCTGGATCAATCTTCGTTCTTAGCAGCGCTACCTCCTCATACTGCTCTGCATCTAAAACAACCGCTACACTCCAGTCTGTGTCACGGCCAATCTCCAGTCCCTCCGATACATCCACCCCTATACGGTACTCCCTGTCTTTTACCGGACGGTTCCAAAGCTGAAGGTCCCCCTCATCCATTGCCTCGATAATATACTTTTCTCTTGTTCTTCCTTCTTTGTATGCGTGTACTGGAATATAAAAGCCCTCTGACGGTGTCTCCCTCTGTCTCTTCTCGGAAGCCATGACCATCTCATTCATCACCTCCTGGTCAAATACACTCCTGCCTGTGGTGACAAATGCCTGCCGTGCTGTGGTGGGGAATTCCTGGTGAAACTTCCTTAAATCGTTCTGGCACTGTGTTTTGATGCACTGTCTACGCCAATTGAGGTTTTCGAGGGTAACAACAAAACTGACAGACTCATCCACTCCGATATCATATTCGCATCCAACGCCCAGTAGTTTTGATTCTTCTTCACCACCGTAGCGGGGATCCTTTCCCAGACTGTCCTCAAATTGCTCACGCTCTGCGTCATCGGCGAAATCCTTGGAATAGTGCTCATAGATGTACCATGGAAAGAAAACCGCCTCCCAGCCGGAATCTCCGTTGTAGGCATCCGATAACATGTCGTGGAATACACCGCCTACACCGGCTGCCGTACTTTCGATTACCGCCTCGGTGTTAAATCCCTGAACCACGCAATTGAGCAAACCAAGGAGGAAATCCTCCCCACCGTGTCCCCACGAAGCTACCTCCCTACAATGTAAATAATCGATTTTGGATCCACGGACCTCACGTCCGCCAACCGTTGAAAGTGAATATGAACTGTTCAGGCCCCCGCCGTCTGCCCCCCAGTGGAGTTCCCTCTTGCCGCTGTATTTCATCTGGGGTTTTACCTCCTTGGGGAGGTTCTGCTCCATAGTCCTTGTCATGGCAAACATGACGTCGGTGGCAGCCTTGGAATGGGTGGTGATCTGGACCACCTTGTTCTTGTTGAGGGCGGCATGTCGGAAGAAACGCCCCTGTACATATGTTGACATCCCAAAGCGCCGGGCCTTCAGGACAATTATCCTGACGTGCTCCAACTCCTTGAGTTGACGCTCCATCATTGCATGTAAAACTTTCTGTACAGGGTTCAGGACAAATGGAGCAAGCTCCCCTGTTCCGAACATCTGAATCTTTAGACAGTTTTCAAAGTAAAACTCCGGCTCCGCCTTTAGCCTCTGAATCAGGGCTATTATAGTTTCTTCGCTTAACTGTTCCGCCAACTTTATTTACATTTACATACGATACAGGTACATTTTTTACACTTACATTTCATATTATTGCACATATTTGTCCTGTCTATAAAAAATATGGTCCCCTAAAGAGACTGTGAGCTGCATCTTCTTTGCCCACCATGGATTAACGTATTTTGCGTGATAATGGGTGGATTGGTGCGTAATATCAGGTACACCACCTAAAATAACGTATTTGGCAATTAATACACACTCCCGCCACACCCGCTTGCTACGGATTACGTCCGGCTTCCCGTCACAAAACCATGAAAATTGACATAATCGGCTGTTTTTGGGGTTCTGGGGCCCCTGGTACACAACATCACATACCGAATTTGGGAATTTGGGACTCCTAACCCGATTCATTGTGACTTGGGCAACTGCTATTTTGCCCACTCTAGACTGGGTGGAGGCCTCAAAGTAAATATTCGACGCCATACAGTCCAGTTCCTTTTTATTTACTAAAACCTTCTTTATTTCCGGTACTCTGACAACAATTATTTTGGTCATATCCCCCGCTGTAGAGGGAGATATGAATAATGAAAACGATAAACATAGGACTATTGCCCCTAAGAATGCTCGCATGTGACCTTTTTGTATGAGGGACACCTCTCAAATAAATGAGGAATCATTTTCTACAAGTGGAAGGGAAATGTCAAAACGAGGCGCCCCCGTTTGGGAGGTGCTTTGCCAAACGGGAGCTAAAGGCCGGGTGGAGACGGATCCCAGCCTTTTACATATTTCTGTATGGAGGTGTCTCTTCGACACATTGTCTGTAAGGACGTATATTATTTCTGTTTTTCAGAAGGGTCCCCCTCTGTGGGCCGTCATCCTCCCAATATCCGTAACACCCCTCTTTTGAATTACTTACTGTCCTGCAACTGGTGGTAACTTCCCACACCGCTAAGGCTAAACATAACAATAGGATTCTTTTGAAAAAACTCATTTATATAGGACCCATAGGGTTGTGTGGTTATGCCTATAACTACTTTATGTATA